AGAAATCTTCTACGTACGTAGGTGGGTATATCAGGTCATCGTCGCACGAAATAAAGTCCCCAGGCACGTGTGCTAGCTTGGAGAAGTCCCCTCGGTTTGGTCCGTGTGTAACCGTTATCCAGTCCGCCTCTAAATCGAGCGGGAAAGACTCATCCGCCCAATAGATATACAACTGTCGTACCTGTCCCTTCAGGGAAAATATAGCCTCTTTGGAGGCGGGCCACCGTTCGGGAAGGCAGGCCATGCCAGCGTTAACCATATAGCAAAGAAAAGGCCGGGAATACCCCGGCCCTATCCTAACCAAGAAAACAAACCTTTTACGTCTCCGAAGTATAAGTAATATTCGTAACAGCGGTAAGGACCGGAGCGGGTAACTTTTCTTCCGCCGTAAACGTCAACGTGTAGCCGTGCATATCGGCGGCCGCCGTTCCTACCGTAATGGTGCCTCCCGTAACGTCTACGCCGTTCAGAAGACCCATAACCAAACGTTCGCCGTTGGCGGTTTCTACGATAACGCAAAGACGCGTCTTAATCAGGTCTGCGATTTCGGCGTTAACGGCCGCTTCCATCTTTGGAATCGTGACCTCGAGAACCTGAGAATAGAAGACGTTCCCCGTTTCCATAGACGCGTTAATCGTCTGGACAAACGAAGCCGTGTTCTTCGTCAACTGGAAAGCATAGACGGTAATTGCCTCCGCCGCACCTGCGAGAGCACCCGCCGAAGGAGTCCCCCAGTTTGAGCCGTCTGGGTCGAAAGTCTTAACCCAGAAGCGACGTACACCCCCGATAGCGTCTTTACAGGGGTATCCCCGTCCCGTGATTGTGATATTACAAGCCATTGATTTTGGGATTAAAGACAAAAGGAAGGGGCTATTAGCCCCCTCCTTCTATCGGGTTTCTATTAGGTGGTCCGACGGAGCAAGCCGTACGAATCGTGGTCTACTACCTGCGTACCGAAAGCGAACTTCATGATAACGCGGGTAACGTCGTCTCCCGTCACGCCCATGAGGTCGAGAACTGCGGCCTCGGTGAGGTCGGTCAGCAGGTTCGTTCCTGCGTACAGGTTCTCAACACGCGAAATCAAAAGCGTGTCATTCGGGAAACCGCCGGGGCAAACGACGGTGTGACCTGCGTACTTGTCGGCCATACCTTCTGCGAGGTAAGGCAGGTTGTACGTAGCAGCCAAAGCGGAGTAGTACAAAGACTTCGACGCGCGGCTCATGTAGATAATGGCAGTAGTGTCGCCACGGAGAACCGGCGGGCAGTTCGTAGTGGTCAAAGACTCCAACTTCGAAAGGATATTCGCAGCAGACAGGGCAGCCGTTAAGTTTGCTTCGTAGGTCGGCGAAGCCAAAACCATTTGACGGAGCAGACCGTTGAACGCGGTGTAGGTAGCACCCGTCGCCGTACCGGCGTCGATGTTGTAATTACCCTGCCAGATATTGAACTCGATAGATTCTGCGGCCTTCTTTGCGACGTACTGTGCCGCCGCTGCCTTCATGTCCGCCGGAGCCGGAGCCGCAGCACCAATCATTTGCTCAGACTCCCACGCCATATGGAGGTCTTTGTTACAGATTTGGTCGTTAATCTGCAGGTCCGTCAAAGACAGAGCAACGTCGGACAAAGCCAAAGCCGTACCCGTCGTAAACGTGCAAGTAGCGGCCTGAATTTGGCTACCGGAGAACTTCCGCAGTTGAGCACGTCCGCGGACGTTGTTCAGTACGGTGACATAGTTGTTTGCGATTGTGTCTGCGGCGAGAATCGCGGGGGCCACATAGGGAAGCGCCTGTTTCCCTACGTAGTTACTGGTGATTGAAGCATCTGCCATGATTACTGCATAAAGTGGTTTTGAATGATTGCAACGCGCTCCGCTACGGAGTGGTTAGAAAGGTTGAGGGGTTTTACCTCTTTTTGAACTGGGGCCTTACGGATTGCCGGGGTAGCCGTCTTTCCAAGTTTCTCGATTTGCGCGTCGCGCTCTGCGATAGCTTTAGAAACCTTCTTCAGTTCTTGACTCATCGACTTGATAGCCTCCGAAATCATAGACTGGACTTCTTCGCGGGTGAGAACTTCGCTCATCTTCTCCTCGTCTTCTTTCGCCTCTTCCACCTCCTCGACTTCCGGGGCCATCCACTCTGCGATAGCGCCTTCCGTTACGACGAACTTCGTTCCGTCCTCGAGGGTGTAGTCTCCGTCCGGGAGCGGGATTTGTTCCCCTTCGTCATTCACGACAAAAACGGGAACGCCGATAGCCCACTCCTCGGCTTCGGTTTGGATTTCCTGCCCTCCTTCGAGGATGGCAGTAGCCAGTGCGACCTTCTCCTCCGACAGCATAGCGCTGTACTTGGAAAACAGGGCCGCAACTCTTTGGTTAATGTTCATTGAGTTATAGGGTTTAAGGGTTTAACCATTTGCAAGGTCATTTCTTGACAGAAGCAACCTCCGCGCGGACGTCCTCTAGAATTTCTTCGAGTTCTCCTAGGAACGAATCCGCCGACAGGTCGACCTTCCGCGTGAACATCCCTTCGATACTGAAGCCTTTAATTCGGTTCTCTTTTACCCATTCCTGCCAGATAGCATCGGAATCGATTTTCATGGAAACCATCCACGTTCCACGTGGAACATTCATGCCGTACATGCGGCTCTTATCCTGTTCCCCTTCGACAATCCACGACTCAATAACCGTAGTTCCATTTAAGGGAACTTCGTGCTCCAGGGTAGCGCGGTTCTGGTTGCCTGCCTTAAAATAGAGTTCCATGGCTTTGCGTACGGTCTCCTTCGAGAACCAGATATGGAATTCCTGCTCGTCTTTCCGCCGGTAAATAGGTTTGTCGGGAATCAGAGCAGGCCCCATAACCACCCGCCGTTCTTTGTCGGTGGTTTGGAAGTTGTACTGAGTAGAAAGGGCGACCCAGTCCGCTTCGATAGCAGGTTCTGCCACCAAAGAAATCGCCTGAATGCCGTACGCGTCGGCTTGTTCGTCGATTACGAGTTCGAAAATTTCCATTATCCTACTAGGCTAGCTTGTTCTTTTATCTTTTGGTTCGCTTGTTGCGCGTTTGAAACGTCCGAGGCGAGTACATAACTCCGGAATCCGCTTGTTTGGCTTCCATTCATAAACGAAAGGTCTATCTGCGGGGCTTGAGGACCTCCGCCTCCGCCCCCTCCGCCTCCTCCGGCCGTGTTCATATTGGCCATTTCGTCCGAGGGTGGCCACTTCTGTTTGCTAATCGTTGCAATTTGTGCAATACCCATAGCCGCCACGGATGCCGCTTGAATAATTCGCAGGATAGTCGAGGGCTGGGTTTTATCGGTAAGGGCTGCGGTAACACCTTCGGCGGTATTCATAATCGCAGAGGCCATAGAAATAGCCTTGTTTATCTTGAAGTTGCGTTCGGCCCTCTTTTCGTCTCCTTTGGTAAACGCTTCGTTTAGCGCGTTGATAGCCTCCAACGTTCCGGTAGCAAAAGAAACCGCCGCCTTTGCTTTGTCTTTCTGGATATTCGCGTAATCGTGCAGGTAATTATTTTCCGATTCTCTTTGTGTATTCAGATAGTCGTAATTGCCTCGTATTAACTGCTTATTTACTTGGTTTTGGGTCTCTAACTGTTTTTGCGCTGCCTCCCCAATTAAACGCGCCCGCTTCTGTAGTTCGACATTTAGGGCTTTGAGGTCCTGTAACTCTTTATTTCTTTGCTCCTGTGCATCTAGTGCCGCCTGTTCCCTTTCTGCCTTTGCTTCAGCCTCCTGTGCTTTCTTTTCCGCAGCGGCGGCCCTCTGCTCCGCCCGAAGTCCGTTTACCTTATTGCGTAACTCCGTCTGTAACGTCGAAGATTCCGCTTGCAGGTTGTAAACCTCTGCCTCCAGTTCCGCAAGTTTCCGTGCTTCTTCTACGGTTGCGGTTCTACCGTGGAGAGCCTGGCGTGCCAGACGTAGTTCCGTGTTCGCGTTGCCTAGCCTTTGCGAAAGCAATTTAGCTTCCAAGGTAGAAGCCTGCTCCGCCGCTTTGATACGCTCCTTAATGGATTTTGTCGTATCGTCTGAAACACCTTTAAGGCGTTCAATTTCCGCCCTATTCTTTGCCGTTGCAATAGTTACGGAGTTTTGTGCCCTTGCAAGTTCTTGAGTCGCCCGCGTTAACTCCGCCTGTGCAGCCGAGACCTGTTTGATTTCTGTGCCGATTCCCGTAACCGCTGCCTTTGCGTCTGCCGCTGCTCCTTTGAAATCTCCCTGAAACAGTTTGACGATAGCGCCGCCTAAATCCGCGACCCTTTGAATAATCGTTTGGAAGATAGCCCCTAGCTGTTCGGTAGCTACTTGCAACATAGCAGCCCCTTCCGCCGTCTGGGTAAAGTAGGCCGCAAGGCTTCCCACCGCTACCGCTATGGCCCCAATACCCGTAGAAATAAGGGCGACCTTCAGAAGGCCCATCCCCTTAGTCATAGCCCCTACCGACTGGACCCCCTTATAGATATTAGAAGCCAGTCCGCCCGTTAACCCGTCGAGACCTTCTAGCGCACCTTTCCCGGTAGTACCTAGGTCATCGAATTTCTGTTCGGCGGCATCGAGGGCCGCGTCTAGCTTCGAGGTATTCGCCGATACGTCTACTACTACCTCGCCCCCTTTCTTAGCCATGGAAGATTCTATAAAGGATATACACTATTCCGCCGTACCACCCGAAGAAGACTATAAACGCCAGCACCGCATCCACAATCCTATGCCAAAGCGGGCGGCGCGGTTCCTTCAGTAAGTGAAACGCGTCTATGATATAACCGAAGTCTTTGCATCCCTTTACCTTAAACTTTCCGAAGTCGGGGAACTCTGTAGTTTTCATGGCTGGTAACAATAGGCGGTACCTGCGTCGTAGATAAATCCGTACCGTTCGCAGCAGGTCCTATTTACGGTGAAGATACTAGACCCGGTAGACGTAGTAAACTCGATTCTTCCCGTACGCCCTGTAGCCGGGAGGTAGGTACAATCCCGAATGGTTCCGAGAATCTTGAGAAGAGTAACCGTTACCGTCCCTTCTGTGGTCGGGTCGTATCCCGATATTTCTATAACCCTCCAGTACGTATCAAAAAGATAGATTTTGTCGCTCCATTCGAACGTCGAGAGGTCGTAGGGTTCGAGGCGGAACGTAGCCGTAAGTATCCGCGCATCCGAAGAATACAACTGGTTCGCGTATAGCTGCCAGTACTTGTTATACAACGTGTCGTAGGGGTTCGCGGTAATATCGAAGAACGGGAGTTCGATACCGAACATGAGAGAATCCGTAGTTACGTCCGCGTCTTGCGTGTTGTTCGTGTCGAACTGTCCAAAGAAAGGCAGGTCGTGCGATACCGCCGTTCCGGAGTTGTCTACGAGAATAGTCGTGTCCAGTTGCCCGTTCCAGTACGCGAGTCGTGCCTTTACTTCAGGTAACGAAACGTCTTCTGCGGCCTCCGCAGAAATTAGGCGTAGGATATTTAGAGAGGTATCTGGAACCAGCGACGTAACGAACGGAGCGAAACCCGATTCTATAATTTCTTCCCCCGTAGCGAAGTCGTTCGCCGGGTCGAGAATTTCGTGTTGTCCGTAAACGCGTGAGGTCGAGTTCTTAAAAGTTACGTTTACGAGGTCCTCCCCTTCGGAGTGGGTCCATACGTACCGCTTCTTCTGGAGGTCCGTAGTCGGGGTAACGTTAATATCCATTCCGAGGTCTATCTTATTCGTCCAGTCCTTCTTGTCCCCTGTGGCCATATAGTCGTTAAAGGGTTCGATATAGATTTTCTTCGGGTTGACTCGGTCGGGAATAAATACGAGGTTAAAGCACTTCTGAAGACCCATCAAAAAATCAATTTGCCGCATCTTTGGCATATTGCGCGCGGTGTCGAGCGTAGAAATAAACGGAGTTACTGAGGTTATGCGCCACGATGTTCCGCCAAGTCCTACGGTACTTCCATTTGATAAAAACGTAATGTTACCCGCGCTAGTCTGAACTTGCACCTTCCATGTAGTGCCTGCGGTAAAGTTTCCTGAAAAGGTTGCGAAGGCATTTGGACCTCCTAGCCCTGAAGAAATAGTATAATTGGTTGTTCCGTCCGTAAGTCGTAGCGTAGCCGTAGCCCCCGCCGTTCCATAGGTAACTTGATAATAAAAAGACATCGAATAGATTCCCGAGACGGGCACGGTCCATGTGGGGCTTGCGAAGTCCGCGCCCAAATCATAAAAGGGGTTCGTTTCTTGGAAGTTTACGTCGGTCCACGCAGTCGGAGCCGTCAAAGTCAGGTCCGAGGTTCTGCCTACCCAAAACTTCAAAGATTCAAGGTCTTCGGTAAACCGTAGGCTACGCCCTCCCCCGTGCAGCATCATATACAGGTCCGACTGTCCCGAAAGCCACGTAGACGCGTATTCGAATCCTGCCGTGTCGAAGATTTCTTTTACTACCTCCTCGACCCGAATAAACGGGGTAAAGTCCGAAGGGTACATCTTCGAGGTGCCGGGGTTCGTGGTTCCGTTCCAGTTCTGAAACCTGTCAACCACTCCGTACCTCACGTCTCCCGAAAGGAGGGACCCGCTCCAACTCCCCGTCACGTTCGAGTAGGTAACCGAATGGTCAAAAGCCGATAAATCCAAGTCCGACAAAAGCGCCTCCCCGACCGATTTCGCGAGGTCCGCCGTCTCCCCAAAGAAGACCAGTTCTACGTCTACAAACTTTCCTTTGGTTACATACCAGCCCTTTACCTGAATATAGCCCTGCATGATAAGTACGCCGCCGTCCATCAGACGCGCGGGTATTTTTTGCTTCAGGTCATACGCCGGAACCTGTGCCAGCGTATACGGTCCAAATACGTCCTCGTTCTTCGGGGTCAGAGGAACCCGGAACGTCTGCGAATATCCGGAGGTCGGTTTGTTGACTTCGGTAATATCCGTAAACGCGTACGTTAGGTTTACGGGTTCGAACTCGTAAATTTCCAGTTCCTTCCACGTGGTCCGGTATGCGAGAATCGTTAGCATCGAATCGTTTGAGCGAGTTCTACGTTTAGGGCCATCTGGGTCACGCGTCCGTCTGCGGTGGTTTTGTAGTTAGCCTGCGAGGTCGTAACGGTTACCGGATTCCATACCCCGTCGATTTTCGCGTACACCTTCCGCGAGCGGAGCAGGAACGGGAGCAGTTTAGAATCCGCGACGTTAAACACGCCGTTCAGGGTGTACTGGAGTTTCGCGGTCTTCTGGTACGCTTCTACCTCCGGGTTAAAACTCTGGAAGGTATAGGTAGTCGCGTCGTAATTGCCAAGGGCCTTGCGGTAGGTCTTTTCTTCGGTCGTGATACTACGCCCCGGCCGGCCTTCGAACTTGAGGTAGTCCCACCCGCCCCGCGAGTTCGCGAACGCTACCTGTACCGCCTGGTCTTTGTAGTCTGTGCAGTCACGAATGATAGACAGCACATTCCCTTCTTGAGTCCCAGACGCGTTCTGCGGGGTAATGGTAATTTGCTTCCACGCGGTAGCGGAAAATATCGGCGTAAGGAGTTGCGCGGGCATGATACCCGCGTATACCAGAAAGCCGTTTGTAGGGGAGGACGCGGACGGGAGTTGTGCGCCGTTCGTCGTGTTGAGGTCTTTCGTTACCGTAGTAGGTGAACCCGTCGGGGGGACGAGAAGGAAAGACAGCCGCGTAACATCCGAAACGGTGTCCTTATTGATAAAGGCCATAAAGCCTTCGTCATCGTCCGCTGCTTCTATCGTAATTACGTTGTTTACGGGTTCCCGGTCCGTTAGCCAAAACTTCTTTGTGCTGGCTGTTCCGTAGTAGTCCGCAAACGAGGGATGCAGGCCGCTAGAAACCTGCTCGTACCCGTCCATCACGTAGATATACTTCGTGGCCTGTGCGAGCGCCTCCGTTCCCGTGTACTCCCCGATTTTTACCTCGTACTTGTTCATGTTCCCGTTGCTACGGGTGTACGGGAGCGCGGAGTAATCGAAGAGCAGCGTAGAAGCGTTGTATACCTTTTCGTCTACCCGCGTCCGCGCCTGAATTACTCGGTTCAGGTCGAAATGCGCCCGGTCGTTAGAATTCGGCTTGAGGTAGTATTTCCCTATTTCCGTTCCGTTCTCGAACACCTGAACGATAAACGCGAACGCGTCCGTAATCGTGAGGGACGTTTGGAGCGTGTAGATAAGGGGCTGCCCGGCGGGCATCCACGTTTCGGACGGGTTAGACGTAAAAGACGCGGCCATAATTACGCGTTTAGAGTGATTTCTATCGGGTTCGCTTTGGCTACTAGTTTCTTAGCGAATTCCATACCTACGGCCTCCGCTAGTTCCTTCCCTTTCTTGCGGAAGGCAACGTCGAAGCCGTTAACGAAATAACGAACGCCGGGTATTCCCTTACGTTTGATACTTCGCGCAATCAGGAACGCGGCGGAGTTTAGTTTGGCTTCTGTCTGTTTGATATAGGCCCCTGTCTTCGGGTCGCGGAGGCGGACGGGTTTCACCTTCATCCACTCCCGTACCGCTTTCGTAGGTGGCTGTTTGCTTCGGTACGAGAACGGGGAGCCGTGCCGCACTTGATTTCCGTTTACGCCCCAGTGAACGAACGCCGCGTAACTCTTCGCTTTGCCCGAAGCCATCAGCTGGATGCTGTCTACCTTCCCTTTGCTTTTGCCTAGCTTAAAGGTAAGGGACCTCTGGAGGGTACGCGTCGCTACTCCGTACCGGGGGTTCTTCCCGATACGTTTCGTTCCTAGTTCGCGCTTCGAGGCGTTTACTACTTCTTCTGCAAACTCTATCCACGCTTTGTCTGCCTCTCTCATCGTCCCTGTCCTCGATAGGGTTTCTTCCAGTTCTTCCCCGCTTTGTGGGTTCCCTGCTTCTTCTTTGCGTGTACCCCCGGACGCGAAATGCTGCGTTCTATCCGGAGCGGTTGCGCCTGTGCCTTAGCCTTCGCCATCGAGCGGTTGCAGATTTTGCAAGGCTTGTACCCCGGCCGCTACCTCGGAATAGGGGCGAGAAACAAGATAGTTTAGGAGGGCTTCCCGCAACTCCGCGCTAATTACGTAGTTCATGGCCGTTCGCCGGGCTGTCCGGGTTCGTATACGTCCACCGCACCCGTGAACGGGTTCACGTCTTCAGGTCCCGCCGTGGTTACATTTTGCAGGATAGGCAACTTCAGGCGCTCGTATGCTTCGGTAATGTTGTAGCCGTTAGTTGTGAATGGCCAGTCGTCGTGCCGGAATACTTGGCTTCTGTATTCGAGGGCTTCGGTTCCTTGTAGGCGCGTAGCCTGCTGGGGCCACCCGCCTAGGAATACCTCCGCAACCTTGTTGTGCCAGTCGATGTTTAACCGGGTTACTTTCCAGTAATTGAGGTCCACGCCGTAGGCTGTGGTAATTGTCTTTTGAAGTGCCATTATGCGCTAATTATTCCTTTGGTTTTTAAGTCAACGATAAGCGTTCCAAGGATGTCTGCAAGTTCTTCTACCGTGGTGGCGTTTGCGTCGCACGTCCGGTCGGTGGTGAGGTTGGTGAAGGTGGTATATCCCGTTTGCGCCAGTCCTACAGTACCACCTGCGAATCCGTACCCTCCGTCATCCCGAACGACAAAACGAGCCGTGCCGCTGCTGTTCTCAACCCTAAAAGATTCGTTCGTGCTGGTTCCGTGACCTCGAACCGTTACCGAAGTAGTAGAAGTAGGGGCCGTGGTTTTGAATCCCGCCGCGCCGCTTCCCAGTTGGATAAATAACTCTGTGGCAAAATTAGCGTAGCTAATTACCGGCTCCGCGTTGCCGATTGTAGTATATCCCGAACCTCCGTTCCATTTGGAACCTTGCAGACGAAAAGCCGAGGTAGTAGGTGTTTGCGTCCCTTGGATGCCGGATAACTTAACCGCGTTTCCGTTTTGATTAGTAGCCGTAAACCCAAAAATAGAAAGGCCTCCCGTGGTATTCTCGGGGAAAATGATACCGAAGGTGTTCGAATCCTGTGCGTTTGCAGCGGCCTGACTTTGGCTAATTCCCGTATGCCTTAATGAAATACCGCCCCAGTACGTTCCAGTTTTGGTAACAGAAAGGCCGGGGGTGTTCGCCGCGTATGTGCTGTGATTAGTTACCAATACACGGCCGTCATCCTGAATTTTGAAGCGTTCCGTCCCGCCGCTATTTTCGAGGTTGAAAGCCGAACCCGTGGTAGTTCCTGCTCCGCGAACCTCCAGCGTAGCCCCCGGAGAAGTATCCCCACCTACCGAAAGGCGGTTATTCGTAGCGTCGTAAAAGAGAGCCGCCTCCGCCCCAAACGAGCCGGATGCGTTGTACTGAATCTGTCCGTTACTACCCGCCGGACTGGTTGCACCTCCGCCCGTCGCTGCTATGGTAATGCTGTCCGTACTTGCGTCGGTCGTTATGGTTACGTTCGTTCCTGCTACGAGGGTCAGGGTGTCCGTGCTGCTGTCTGCGACCACGTTACTCTGTCCCGAAACTGCGATAGTCCCGAAGGTGTTAGGTGCCGATGGCAAAGAAGCAAACGAAAGCGTTCCAGAGCCGTTGGTCTGTAGTACCTGCGCGTTGGTACCGTCGGCGGAAGGGAGGGTAAAGGTGGTACTAGCGGTCAGCTGTGCGGGTGCCTGTAAAGTGACTCCAAACCCTCCGTTATTTGGGGCTTCAAGTAAAGTAATTGCTCCCGCCGTTGTGCCATAAACACTGCGGACCGATAGGCCTGCAGTTATTACTGCATCGGGCTGTATCTCGATTAGCTTATTGGAGGCGCTATTTTGAATGATTAAATCATTGCCGTCTACGTCAATGGTACGATTTCCTGCAAGCGTGACGTCGTCGTCATCGAGCCGTGCGCTGTCAAAGGTTATAGTATCAGTTCCGCTTGCGGTGGTAATAGTCATTCCCCCGGCTGCGACCAGCGTGAGGGTATCGCCAGCGCTGTCCGCTACCACGTTCGACTGTCCGGATACGGCAATGTTGCTGAACGAGTTAATCGTGCTCGCAATCGTTATACTATCCGTAGTCGCGTTAGTGGTAATATTTACCCCCGTTCCTGAAACAAGGGTAACGGTTGCCCGCGTATCATTCGCTACTACGTTAGATTGTCCCGATACTGCAAACGTGCTAAATGCTGGCTCTTCGTTTCCGGGTGTCCACGTCCGTACGTATAGGCGTCCGGTATTTTGTTGTGACCGTGTAACCGTTGCTACCGGGATAGCCGGAACGCCCGCCGTACTCGAGAGTTCTCCCGCCGTCCCGGAAGCGTATAGAATCGTTCCTATAGCGTAGGCGTTCGTATTGATTCCCCGAAGTTCTCCGTACGTACGCGCGTGGCCCGTGCCTCCGATAGCTAACTGCTCCTCCGCAAGTCCTACCAGATACATCGGGCTATCTACGTCTAAATCGAACAGGCCTACCGAAACTTTGTCTCCGTGACTGCCTATGGCCTTCAGTAATTTCCCTTTCGCGATTACAGACCCTGAACCGTTGTATACGGCCATATCGAGGGCGCGAGGTGCTCCGTTAATCCACTCCGCCGAAACCTCGTCGTAAATCAACGCGTCGTGGTCCAGAGGGTCCGTTATCGTGACGTCATCGAGGTCATCGAGCGAACCGCCGCCTCCAGTCGTTAAGCTAACTACCCCGTTCCCTTCGTCGGTGAGGGTTCCGTTAGCTACTTTGATAGTATTTACCGAAAGGACATCCACGGTCCCGTCCTGCGTGAGCATCCGCAGAAGGCCCCTACGTGCGTAGACGAACCCGCCCCCTTCAGGTTGTACGCCGTCTATAGGAGCGTCGCACGCGCTACGGTCGTACGGGAGTTGGATTCCCAGTTCCAGAAGGACCCCTGCGAGGACGTTCGACCCGGCTTCTTGCAGAGGGGTGACCGTGGCGTTTACCACCTCGTAATCCTCCGAGAAGATGAAGATATTACCCCCGTTCGCGATGTCTGCGAGGATATCCTCCGCGCATTGTTCCGCGTCGCTTACTATTTCTTTTTGTCGCTCTGTCTTTGATTCGTAGTGGCTGGGGAGGTCGAAGATATATACCTCGAAATCCAGCGTTTTCGTGGTGTCCTCGTACGTAGCCCCCGTATAGACTACGTGCATAAGCGGGTACGAATCAAACTTCTGTAGGTCCACGTCTTCCGGGGACCCAAACGAAAAGGACCGGATAAAGAAGTGGTTATCTGCGAAGTCTTCGAACCGCTTTATAATGGTGTTTAGAGTAATCATTACGGGGTGTTTTGGGCCTTAAAGGAGGATATTACCGTCTTTGCTTTAACTCGTGCGCAAGGTCTTTTAAGAAGGCGAGGTGTTGGAGGGTGACGTTAATCGGCTTTTGCGTAACTTCTTCCATACGGAGGAAACTCTCTCCCGAAAGCTGATAGAGGACCGGGTACCAGCCCCACTTGTCTGCGAGTGCAGAACCGCTTCCCCCGCCTCCAGTAAAGACGCTTGCAAAGTCTGTAGACGTACGATTCTTGTATTCCAAAAAAAAAGCAGGGCACCCGAAAAGAGGTCGGCCGGCATCTTCTTAAAAGGCTCCGCGTCTTCTTTGGCGGTGTATGCCTTCAGCTTGTATTCTTTGCCTACGTGGTATTTCATAGGCCGATACAGGACGGCCATGATGCGGTGAGCGTTTGCCCAGAAATCCTCTTGATAGCTTTCGCAGTCTATCCATTCTCCCGTGGTGAACTCGTCCCAGTCTTTAATAAATCCGTACTTCTTCCCTTCGAGGGTTATGATAGGTTCGTGCCGCGCTTCTTCGGGAATGTGGTTTACGCGGTTAAGGATTTCGTAGATGTCGCCCATAGGAATAGTGCGGGCTTCTTGTTCCGAAATATCACAAACGGCGCAAACCTTTTGCAGGTCGGTAGACTTCGTGCAGAGGACCTGTAACTGCCCTAGGGTTAGCTGGCTCCAGTTGGTAGGGTAACGCATCGAGGAAATAACGGGAAGAAGTGATTTCCTCAAAGTTAGGGCATAAAAAAAGGCCCCGGAGGGCCTTCGCTTCGTTTAGGCGATTGTGTACCGGATTCCGTCTACCTCTGTCCTTCCGCTCATGTTCTCGATGTACCCGGTTTCGGTAAGGACTTCAACCCATGTTCCGAACTGGTCGGAGGTTTGACCGATAACGGTTAAGCGGTAGTCAACGTTGCAAGAATCGTTGTAAAGGACTGTCGTGCCGAAGGGGAGGTTTGAAAAGGTCATGTTTTCCGTTTGTTTGATGAAGCAAAGATAGGATACCACTTCTAACCTTCCAAACTTTTTCTCAACTTTTTTTCACCCTATGCGGTACCTCCCGTAGTTCGGGTTGCTCTGGTTAAACATAGCCGCATACCTCGCCGCGTCTATGGCGTGGTTAAACGCGTCTACCGGTTCGTTGAGGTTCTTCCCGTTTTTGTCCTCCTTCCACTTGTAGTTCCGTAGTTCCTTTATCAGGTTCAGCGAACGGGACGTAACGGCCAAAGGCTTCGAGTGGAAGAACTGGATTCCCGCACGTACGGAATCGGGACCCTTCCGCGCTGGGTGTACGTTCATCCCGTAGCCGTGTAGTTCGTCGATAGATTTCGGTTCGGCGCTGTCTGCGATTACCGTATTCTTCCCTACCTCCGATTCGAGAAGTTGGAATATCTGCCTATTTGAAAGGCCGTTCTGGTATAGTACCTCATCGAGCAGGAACGCCTCCCCGTCCGAGTAGACAGCTACGCACGCCGTCGGGTCGTTCGTGTATCCAAAGTCGAGGCCGTAGGCCACCAGCTTAAACCGTGGGTCTATGGTTTCGGTTTGG